GAGACAATGTCGTAGTACGTAAGACGGTTTTGCAACGGCAGCGGCGGAAGTTTGCGCTCAAGGGCCATGTCACGACACCGCCCCGCGGAGCTCCATCGTGGCCTGAATGAGACGCCACGGAATAGGGTCCGTCACCACGACCTCATACTGCCGGTCTCGACTCATCCCCATGCGCCTCCAGATCACCCGCGTGTTGTACTCACCTTGTGCGCCGACCTGTGACCCGTCCGTGCCGGCATTTCGTACGCCAGCATTCGTCCAGGTCTTCCCCGCGTCGTCACTGAAGTTGAGGACGATCAGCGGGTTACTCCCTTGCCCTGACGCCAACCCGAGACCGGTCTCTAACGCGATCTCAAACTTGTCGCACACGATCCGGCGAAGCTCCTGCTGCACGATCGGTCCACGACGCACACGACGCAACACGCGGTCGTCCACGTCGGTCGCCGTATCGATGTCCATGGCCCAGATCTTCCCCGACACGCGGTCACCCGCCAGGTGCTTGCCAAACGCGAAACAGTGGTGCAGATACCGCAACCCGATAAAGGCCGGCGTCTCCGAGATCCACGTCGCGCGCTCATGCCACTCATTCATCGTGATGTCGTAGACCCAGGTCTTGTCCGCCGTGGGAAACGTCAACACGTAGAAGCTGTGCCCTTGGTCGCGATACGTCATCGCCAATGCGTCACTGATCGACGAGTAGCTGTGAAACTTCGCCTGCAGGCCGGGTGTACTCACAATGCGCGGCTGGAGACCCTCAGCCATGACGACAAACCCGTCGCCGTCTCGCGACTGCCCGAGCCACAGTAACTTCCCGTCGATCTCCTTCACCGAGAAGGGCGCCTTCGTCCCATACGGCACGAGCCCGTTGGGGTTGGCGACAAACGGAAACGGCGACGTGCCGGCGTTGTACCAGACCTCCGAGGTCTGACTCCCCAGTAACCAGATCTCGCGATACGTCACCCCGAGGGCAATCCACGGGTCCGGCGCCACCGACCGCTGCGCGACCTGCGTGGCGTCCCAGGTTGTCCCGTCGTAGAGCTCAGAGATCTGCATAGTGGACGTCGAGTCGTCTAGGGCAATGAAGAAGCCGTCCAGCATGCCGCCCTGACGCGCGCCACTCGCCAACTCGGTCGTAATGGCATTCCCCACCAGGTCGTACGCATACGCCTTGTCCCCGGACGTGATCAGGAGCTCGTTGCCGCCGTCGCCATTCCACGAGATCGTCGCCGGGTTGCTGTCACTCGCCACCGTCCCTCGGTCGGTCTCCGACCCGCCGCTGTCGAATTCATACAGTTTCGTACCAATGACCGCGAAGCAACGAGAGTCGGTGGCAAACATAGCCCGCACCGGAGACTCGGCCACCGAGCCAAACTGCGTCACCCCCGGCGTCGGATACAAGACCGTCTTCGCCCGCGCGGCGGGACTCTCCAGGCGCTCGGTATACCAGTTGATCGTCTGCTCGCCAGACGCCACCGTTGACTGACTCGGACGAGACGGGCCACAAAACTCTTCGTAGATCATCGTTGGTCCGTGTAGATATTCCAGCGCCCCAGCGATCCGTGACTGCTGTTTTGCAACAACGCCTCGTCGAAGCGCGCCTCTTCAGGACGCCAATTCGCGGTCTTCACCCACGCCAACGACGTCTTCGCCACCTCGGCGACATACGGCAAGGGCTGTAGTCCGTAACTCGGCGCGATCTCCATGGCGAGGTTGAATTGGATCGCCCGCAGATATCCTGGGGGAAACGAGTACTCCGTCGTCTGATCCGCAAGCTGTGTCAAGGCCGTCGGCGTATAGAGGACGATATCGACCGAGCTGTTATCCGGCACCGGGTAAACATGGATCGTCCCCAGACTCGAGGCGAAGCCGTAGTCGTAGTACGCCGCACTTGGATAGTTGGCCTCGGTGGTCTTCTGCGAGATACGCGCGAATTCGTCCTCGGTCAGTAGCGGACCAATAGGGATCTCGTTGACCGGCGAGGCGGTGTCGTCGTCAATGATCCCGATATTCTCGATCCACAACGGGCGCGCCTGACTGAAGGTCGCCCCTGACCCGATGGTGTAACTCGCCGTGCTGGCTGAGAGCGAGTAGACATTCCGCGCGACGTTGTAGATCGTGGCCCGCTGCGTGGCGAGACCATCCAGCCACGAGTTGAGCGCCTCGAAGCCGTCGGTGAGCTCGCCCGCCTCAGGCGTCGCCCCAGACTGGATCGCCCCCAGCGTCCGCAGCGCCCACGTCACCAGATCGTTTGAGGAGTCGGCCATGCGACTACACCTCGGAGAGACTGTAGGTCAGCCAGCCACTCGCCGTCGTCGCCACGGTGAGCTCGAGGCTGAGAGACTGGCTCTTGACCGTCGAGAAACACCCAGAGGGACATTCCGGCATGACCAGGGGGTGACTCGCCAAGACGTGCATAATGCCCGTCAATGCCGTGCCGCCAGCGCCAGACTCAAACCGGATCTGCATCACGCCCCCCACGCCCACGATACAGAGCGAGCGCACCGTGATGATCTTGCCCTCCTCCGCAGCCACAAGCTCGTTGTCACCCGTGGCGAGCCCGTTGAATGCCACCGACTTGAATTCACGCATGTGTCTACCCTTCGAGCGCGTCGAGTCGCGCAGTGATCGCCTTCAGGACACCCTTCCGACCCTTGTGCGTGTCCTCTCGAGCGCTGAGTTGTGCGAGGTGGTCGACCTCGGAAATATCCGCCATCCGGGCCGACACCGTGGCGACGTTACCCGCGAGCAGCGCGTCGAGGTGCTCGGCATTGAGCAGCGGGATCTCCGCCGGGGGAGGAGGCTGCGGCGTGGGCGGTGGCTCAGTGGCAACTGGCGCAGCGTCCCCGTCGTCAACCTTCGCTGGACTGTCCACCCACCCCGCCCCGAGGGCAACCTCCTGGCCTGGGTTGTGGATGAGACGCGCGGGGAAATTCTTGTGGTATCTCCAACAGGGGTATCCCATGTCCTACGCTCCTTCTGGCAGCAACGAGCGAATGAAGTCTGGAGGCGTCTCTTCCTCCGCAAACTGCGCGTCCCACTCGGGCGTCCCAGGCCGCGGCCCCGTGGCTGTCTGCCCCTCACCTGCCGGCGCCGATAACGCCTTGTCGCGGAATTCCTTGCGAATGCGCTTCATCTCTTCATACTTCTCTGGCGTGTCGTGCGTCTCGTAGCCGTAGAGCTCGCGCGGCTCGTTGCCCAACGGTTGCGCCTCGGGCAAGATCATCTCAATTCCCGACATCTCCGCACGCCCGATCCACCGCTCGACGTTGGGACGTTGCCACGCATAGTCGGACTTCTCGCCATACGACCCACCAAAGATCCCGATCGTCGTCACCCCCTCGTACATGGCGTGCGCGATCATGAAGGACAGCGTGCTGCCGATAGGAACATGAGGCGCTTGCTGTCGGATCTCGTCGATGGGAAACTTCCGACTCGCCGGGATCGCCGCATATTTCTTGATCATGTAGACCGGGATCGCACAGGTCTTGAGGAAGTGGTAGTAGTCCTTGAACCCGTTCTTCAGCTTCGTCCGAAAGACGTGCGGCGGGTGAATGTCGTACAACCGGTCTGGCTTGTACGGCAGGATCCGCACGATCGAGGAATGCGTCCAGAACTCCCACGACGGATCGCGCCACGGCGCCAGGTGTAAGTAGTTGGGATCGCCGCACAGGAGTCCCACCTTGCGAGGCACCTGGTGGACTGGACGGTCTTTCCATTTCAAGGGCTTCCCTGGGATGTTGTCGGTCTGCACAGTCAATGTCATTCTTGGCCTCTCTGCCAGTCACCAAGGGTGGAACGACGGGTCGCCAAGCCCCATGGCCTGACGACCCTGCCGAGTACTACTCCGCGCCAGACAGGAAGACGATGTTGTCTGTCCACGGATGGTTCACAGTCACACTGGCCGTCGCCTCGCCGACCGACAGAACGCCGCAGGAGTCCGCCGCCTCGGTGAAGTACGCCGCGTGGATGAGGACCTCGTTATTTGACGTCCACGCGCCCGCGTAACTCGCAACCGCTCCCAGCCGAAGGGCTGAGGTGATCTCGGACTCACACGCCGCCGTGGCGTAGATGCCCTGAACGAGGACCCACGAGTAGGACGACGCCGCAACCGCCTCGACGACGATCCCGACGCGACCCTTCCCCGCCGCAGCCAGCGCGGTCGCCGCACCAGCCGACGAGATGTGCGCCCACTCGCCCGCGACGAGCGCCCCTGCAAACGAGCACAGGAGATACACGTATCCGGTGTCTGGGTCCTGCCGATACTGGTTGACCGGCAGAATGAATTCCGGCTTCCCAGCCACCGAGTCCACACCCGAGAGCCCGAGGGCCTTCGGCTCAGACAGGACGGCAAACTTGTCGCCCGTGCCAATGTGGACGGTGGTCGACGCGAGATGCGGTCGCGCCTCTGTGCCCCCGTAGCCGCGCTGGACTTCCACCCAACCGCTGACGGGAATGGCCTGCACCAACATGAGCTCGGCGCCGACGGTAATAAAATTACCCGCCGAGATGTTGGTCGTGCTGCCCACCGCAAACCGCCGCTCTTTGTCCGTGAGCGCGTTGGTGATGGTCGTGGTACTCAGTACTGTCAATGCCATGAGGTTGTGCTCCTTGACTCACTCCCCTTGCGAGCGAGCGGAAGCGCCCTCCCCTTGCGAGAGCGCTCCCCTTGAATGTGCTACGACGAGACGCGGCACCCGAACTCAGGACGCACGGCCTTCCAGCCGTACAACACGTCCAGTCGCGCAGGACTCTGGTCCGTCATGATCGCGTAGTCCTTCACGAACCGGACGGAGACCCCGAGTTCCGAATTCGAGATCCGCTCCGAGACTTCCAGACCACCCGGCTTGACGAGGTCGGCCATCACACAGGCATACGCTTCAGGGTGATACACGAGCCCCTGCGGCGTGACGGTCGACGCGTAGGTCGAC